CCTCCGGCTGCCGAATCAACAAGAACTCGCCCTGTTGCTGGGTCTATCTTCATGGGAAGGGTGTTAGTAGCATCTGTGCTGTCCTGTCCCAAGACTACCGTTACGTGATTCTGATCTCTTGTTGCATTGCTCATAATAATTTATTGATTAGGCATCTATTAAAATTGCTCCTGCGGCATCCACATAAACTGGACACAACTTCGTACTGTCAGTTGAGTCCACTCCCATAAGGACGTGTTGATAATTTTCATCTCTAATTGCTATTTGATCAGGAGTGAATCCGATTGAATCCGTCTCGTTAATCATCAAGTTACTTGATCCATCCATTCCGATGGGTACTAGAGTAGTACCATCAGAGAATAAAACTCCTAATTTTGTTGCTATGTGATTTTTGTCTCTAATTGCTTGTGTCATATATTGTTTTCCTTTAGTCTAGTAATGGCTCTCTCCAAAGTACCTCTTTCGTCCCTGAGTTTGCGTTTTTCCAACGCAATTTCCTTGTTTCTCACGTCTATAGAGGTCTGATCGTTCTTCAACTGGACCTGATCAACTAAAATCTTCTTCCTTACCTCCTTTAGTTTATCCTCTTGCCCCTTGATGTTTTCTTCCCATGCTTCGGTCTTCCTATCGAAGGCTTCAACCAAAGATTTGACATCGTCGTGAGCTTCGGTAAGGAATGCCACGAACTCTGAAGAGCTTTTAGATAGATTATGGATGTCATTATAGTTTTTATAAGCGTCATTTAGGGTGTCGTTACTGTCTTTAAGAAGAACTTCAATCCTAGATAACGCCTTTTTTTCTCTTTTCGCAATATAGTCATCTTCATCCTTCTTTAGATCAGCTAGAGTAGCTTTCATTGCAGAAACTTCAAGATTGGTCTTTGCTAGAGATTCCATAACCTTCATCTTTTCTTTGTCTATGATTTTTATTTCCATATCACTAGTGAGAGGGCTTGCACCTCCTGTTGTCTATGCACACTAGCTTTCGCTGTTATGCGAGCAACTTCTCAAGGTTAGCCTTGCTTAGTCGAGCGTTGAATTGTATATCACGCTTATTTAGTTCTGCGATCACTTCTGCCTTATCGCTGTAAACTTTCTCCTCCTTTGGAGCTTCATCCTTTGAATCATTCTCTTTGGGAGAAGTATCTTCAACTAAACTTTCCTTCTCAGACTCTGGAAGAACTTTCTCTACCAGTTTCTTATACTCTTCTACCTTTGCCATCAAAATATCTGTCTCTGACATAGGAGCTGCCTTTTCCTCACTGTACATTTCTGTAAGGAAGGACTGTTGCCTCTCAATCAAACTTTCTTCACTCCAAAGTGGAACTCCTGTTGGAACTCCTGCTTTGTCTGTTTCGGCAGCTTGACCGTTGATAACAGCTTTAGCTAGGTTCTTTGCTAGTAGGTTTCCCACATGAAATGGGAGTACGAGACTTTCACCAGGTTTAATTGATGTTCCTGTCGTACCAAAGATAGGTCTGCCATCGTACATGGCTCCCAACGCAGGAGTGAAAACAAGGTCTGTAGAGTTTTTAAACGTAACTACCTTGTGATCGTTTGGATTTGAAACTTGTGGATTTGCCATTTGTTTTTTGTCCTTAATTTAATAAAGAGGCTTTGCCATTCCTCTACGGTAACGTACCGCACCCCACCTCCCACGAATGAGAGATAGAAGCGATAAACTATCGAATGTTTGCGAATACTGTGCAACCACCGTCAGCCGCACCTGCAATAACTGCGTAACCAAGGTTTTGGAAGTCAAACGCTCCTTCTGCTGTGACTGCCTTAATAACTTGTCCTACTGTGTCATCACCTGTTTTGAATCCAGCACCAACTACTAGTGCTTCTCCAGCTAGAACTCGTCCTACTCCATTTGTTAGCAACCAACCGTAGTCTGCTGCTGCAAATGATGCCTGTGCGATTCCTTGAGCCATCTGAATGTCAGATGTTACTGCTGCTGGGTCAACATAGTTCAAGTTAATGTAAGTCAGATCTGAGTCTGATACTGACAATGCTGTTGTAAGTGCACTTTCTGGGTATAGAGTGAAAGTAGTAGCGTTGTTAGTCCTAATCTTGAATGTTTGTCCGATCCCTGTTCCTGCATCAACCTGACCGATAGCACCTTCGTACTGTCCAACTGTAAGAGTGTTTGTGGCTCGTGTAGCGTAAACAATTCTTCCTTGGTTATCAGTAGATGATGAGTAAAGATCTGATGTAGCAACTGCATCTGGTACCGCTACAAGTGATGTAGCTAGTGCTGATGCCGCCTTAACGTACTGCCATTCTCGTCCATCAGGAGTAGATGCTCGTTCTCCGAGTTGAAATGATCCTGCTGTTGAAGTTTGTAATACGTCTTGAAATGTAATGTTGTTCATAATTTTATTTTTCAGCCTTTGGCTCTTAACCTCCGGCTATTTGAATTAGCAATTCTTATAATCTATTCTTCTGCTGGAGCCTCTTCCGCTGGAGCTTCATCTGCAACAACTTCTTCTGTTGGTGCATCTACTACAACTTCTTCTGCTACAACCTCTTCGTTTTTGTCTTCACTCATAATTTTTCTAGTTAGCTACTAAGTAGTTGCGTTAAGAGTTCCTGTTAGACGTGGATTTGTTCCACAGAAGTTTCCTGCGTAAATCAAGTAACCAACTTTAGTAAGTTGATCAACTGGACTCATCATCTTTCTGAACTGGAATCCTCTAGTTGACTTAACGTTTCCTGGTACTCCTGATGGAGTTGCGTCTGAAGTCTTCTTGAAGTTGGCCTTCATGATTGAATCATCTTCGTAGTTGAATCCTACAAATCCGAATCCTTTACTATTTACAAGATGGAATCTTCCTGCTGGAACTTGTTCGTCCTTAGCAATAGGTGTACCTCTGAATGATAGGTAAACGAATCCTTGCTGAGCTCCTAGACCTGCTGTTGTAGAAACTCCTCCCCATGCGTTCATCTTAGGATATCCGCTTGTTGAGAAATTAGCTTTAACTGAAGGTGTTAGTAGTGATTCATAAGTTGACCATATTGCTTTTGTAGTAAGAGCAAGATCTGGTGAGTCTACGCCGACTGTCACTGCGTCGTCGGCTGTTGCCAATTTTGCTAGTGTCAATGCGCCAGTAGATGCTAGGTAGTAACCATCCCAAGATGTGTATGCTGATCGACTAAGAGAACCGTAAGTTCCGAATAGTGTTGAATCAGATGCACAGTTTAGAAGTGAGTCCCAGTCATTTCCTGTACCGTTTCCGGTGTATAGGTTTTCGCCCATAACGTTGATAAGAGACTGAGATTGTGAATCAAACTCAGTATCTAGAAGATTTACAATTTGCTCATCTCCCATGTTGGCTGTTGTCTCAGCAATCGCAACTACAACTGGTTTGTTAGTAGCTTTTAGATTGAATTCTGCTTGTACACGCACGTTCTGTCGATCAGTATCAAGTTTGTCAGCAATACCCATGTTTCCACCATTAGTAGTGTCTTGGTATTTGATAGCAAATTTGTATGATGTTCCAGTTGTCCATTCCTTTGGCTTTTGCAAGAAAGTCATTAGACCTGGTGTACCAGTTGTTACAGTATCAAATACTTTAGGAAGAATATACTCCCTTGTAGTTGTTGTAACGGCTTGGTTAAAAATCATTTTAATTTTAAGTTAGACTCCTTAGATATGCCGTAGCATTCTCAAATCCTGCAGGATCAAGTGCCGATCCCGTAGAGCCACCTGGAGCTTTTGAGACTGGGTCAGCTCTCTTAGCGATGTTCTTCGCAGTATCTTTCTGCGTAGTCTTCACTACTGCCGACATGTCTTGCATGTTCTGGTGTGCTTGCTTCAGATCTCGGAATCCATACTTGTTCGCATGTTGGAAGAGTTTGTTTTCATCCAAGCTAGAATCAATCTTCTTGATTTCATCTAATTGTCCGACAACCGCATTTTCTGCATCTGTCTGTGCTTGAATTCTGTCTTGCTCTCCTCGTGCGACCGTTGCAAGAACTCTTGCTTCTGTTGCCTTGATTATCTCCTCGTAATTTTCAGGAGTGTAATCAGGATCAGCGTACGGATTATCTTTCGGAGCTTCGGGTAAATATTTTGGTTTTAAGTCCGCTAATTCTTGGGACTTGCGAGTAAACTCGGAATTTAAGTTGATGTGCAGATCTTTTAGTTCTGCGCCAGTAACTTTCCTGCCGTCACTAAGCTCGTAGAGCTCTTCTGCGACTGGTGGGTCTACTGGATCTTCTACTGCCTCCTCTGCTTCCTCACCTTCTACCTTTGGAGTTTCCTCCGTAGGATCTTCTTCCTTCACTTCGGGTGTGTCCTCACTTGGTGCGTCCAATGGAACATTTCCATTTTCCTCACTGGGAGCCACATCTATTGGTTCTGGGATCATAATGATTACGACTGCCATTTTATAAACTTGGTCCGAAGACTGCTTACAAACCGCTTGGTCAAATTATTTTGTAAATAGTTTAGTGACTTCACGGTCAAACTTCTATTGGATGGGTGGTCCTGGTAGTTGTCCTGCTTCTCTTTGCGGAGCTCCATCTACCTGATCAGGAGTAAGTGCTCCTGGCTTAAATGGTAGTGGCATCTCGTCGCTCTTTAGCCCAACTGCCTCCATTGGGTTCTGTTGATATAGAACTGCATTCTTTGCAAGCTCCTTAGCATTGTCATACTTAGCAATCTCAAGGTAATCAGATGGAGCAATGAATCCCTCTCTTACATCGTTCTGAGCTTGTTCATATTTGAACTCATCATCGACTGGTAGAGTCTTTCCTGCGATGACCGTTACTTCTGATCCAGTCTCGAAGTCGTCTTGAATGATCTCAATAACTTCTCGTGCTCCTTCCTTCCCCATCCATTTCGCATAGTGATACTCAGTGTATCGAGTCTTAGCTAGTTGCATTCCCCATGAGAACATCTCAAGTGATACGTAATCCACAACTTGCACCAGCTCGTTCAGTCGTAGGAATGACTGTTGGATCAAAGCCAATCGTCCTGCCTTAGTCTCTTGACCCTCTCTCTCACCTCTGAAGGCTGAAGTTGCTGCCATGATGTTATCTATCTCTGATCTTGAATCAAGCATGTCATCAAAGACCATTGATGGTAGAGCTTGTCCTGTCTCTCGTTGTACTCCATTGACAACTCCCTTACCCCAAATGATTCCTTTAGTCTCCCAACGAATTCTTTGTGCATCATCTTTGCCCATAACTTCTGCATCGACTTTGACAATTCCGTTAGCTAGTTCACAGTTCTCGTCTATGTCCATCTTTCTTTTGTCGATACTTCTCTGAAGTTCAGCAGACAGCGTGATCATGTCTGTTCTTCCGACTGGACTGTTTTCGTTATTAAAAATTGTGGCGAAGATGTAGGGCTTTCTTGGACTATCGAAGTAGTTGAAGTAATAAGATTTGTACTGTTCCTCTGACATCTCCTCTTCGCCTGTCTCAGGATTAACTTGTGGCGACATTGCTGCCTTACGCTCGTCTTGCTCTAGTTTGATATCTTGGATCTTCCTTCTTCTCTCCTCAGTAGTTAGTCCTGCTGGCTCTTCGCCCTCCTTTGTTTCTCCTCCCTCCTCTCCAGTCTCGTCAAGTTCCTTCTCCTCCTCTTCAGTAACAAGAATTCCATCCCAATCCCAGTAAGGGTTTTTGATACAATCGAGAATGATGTTCCCGTACTTAAAGATGACTGAGTCTTGGATCCATGCCTCTTGATATTTAATCTCTGGGTTCTTTACGTAAAGAGTTTTGTCATCGGCGATGCCATGCTTCTTCATCAACTCCTCTTTCTTTGCAGGAAATCTCTCAATCACTGACGCCAGATTATCTTCGATCTCCTCAATAGCAAACTCTGAGTCTTGTTCTTTTCTTGCATACCTTCCAAAGCGAACCTTTCGTGGGTCGATGGCTCTGTAGTCAAAATCATTTATGACTGGGTTCCAGAATGCCTTGATGACAAGCAGTCTTGCAAAGTAAAGGTTACGAAGTCCCATTCGCATTATTTCTTTTGTATTCAAATCGTTAAACTTCTTTCTATAGAAGCTCTCAAGCTTCCTTGCGAAGTCTTGTGCCTCCTCCCCATCTCTGGCTGGAAGGATGTTTATTCCTGGAGGGTTTGCTATTAAAGAGTTGATGACTGCCTCCATGTTTACAAAAACTCTATTGGCTTGCGTAGTCTTTCCCTTCCTCTTCTGAGGAATACTACTTATCCACTTCGCCTTGTTTTCATATATTGCCGTGTTCGTTTTATAGACCTGATCGACTGTTTCCCATACCTCAGAGGATGACTTCCACCTTGTGTTGACAAGCTGGATCTTTTGGATTTCCGAGAGTGCTTTGATGTCGATTTTCATAGGATATAAAAAATGGCGATGACTCAAAAGAGTCTTCGCCTTGTGTTAAGGGTTATTGAAGATTACGTTGATATTATACCACCTTACTAGTCGTTGTGTCTAGAGGAGAAAAGAATGTCGGATCGATTGATGGTCTTTATCTCTCCCTTCTTGTCGAAGTGCATCGTGACACTTCCATTGCGAACGTCGAAGACATCATGCTCCAAGAGTACGCGAAATGTCGCGTAGTACTGCTGGAATAAGAGAAATTTCTCTGCCTCCTCGTCTGCTATGTATATTGGTATTTTATTCATTATTGAGTCTAAATTGCTCAGTTACGTCGTAAACATTGTCTGCACTTATAACACTAGGCCTATTTGATGTCAACGGCTCAGCAAAGAACTCTCCTGAGCCCAATGTTAGTTTTGCGAGGTAGGCATAGAGAGTTGCGAAGACGTAATGGTCTTCACCTGTCGTTGATTCCCATACGTATCTCTCGATACCCCTGTTGTTTGTGACCTTTGCCCTTCGTAGTGTTTCGTAATGCTTGATGAATAAATGAAACTCCTTGTCTGGCTTCACTCCAATTAAGAACCTCGCCTCAATGATCTCTGTTAGCATCTGATCGATGATTCTGTCTCTGTGAGAATATACAATTGTCTTCTTATCATCTTTGCCCCACCAAACAATTGTCTGAGGATTGTTATTGTTCTCCTGGAAGAATGACATCCTCAGCCACGTATACTTCGCCGTATAGGCTTTGGCAGCCGTGTTGTCTGGCATTGCATCAATTACTCCGGCTGTCGGCTTCCAGGTCTTAATAAGATCATCGAGCTCTTTCCAGTCTCCAAACCTTCCAACTTTTAATATCCCATGATCAGACATCACGACATAGTGCTTGATGTTACCGACATCGACTCCAAGGAATATATTTGGAGTTGTTAGGTCTCTTGGTGTCCAGATATCTAGGATGGTCTGCTTTGTCACAGATAGGTCTCCAGGACTGTAGGCCTTACCAAGAACGAAGTTGTTGAAGTATTCTGGATCTCCTTCACTATCATCAATAACCTCTTCGGCTGTTATCCAAGCACACATTAAGTGAGAGATGTGATAACCATTGATGCCTCTTGGATTGTCTACTGGATGGTATGTCTTTGATGGCTGTTGAGGGATCCACTCTCCCTTCCTCCTCACATCATCTTCGATTGGCTCCTTGCACTCCTTGCAAATATAAATCTTTTTCTCTAGGTCGAGAGAGGCTGGGAATGTCATCTCGTGTCGATCCTTACAATGAGGACAAGTGATGCACCACTCATTCTGATTTGATTTGATGAATGCTAGATCGAGCTCATCTCTCTCCACTCCTGGATTACTAAACAACCAACGTCCCTTGTACTCTGACGCCTTTGTTCTTGACTTGTATGTCTCAATAGCAATTTGATTTGATCTTGAGATCTCATCATGAATCAATAGATCGGCTGTTGTTGAGATGGCTGCTGTTTCGGAGTTTGTTCCTTTGAAGAAGATAAACCTATCATTGAACTCCTTACGCTCGATCGTATCGGTTTGCATACCAGCAAACTCATGATTGTTCGCTTGGACAATCTTATTGAATTTTGAAGATACAAATTCACTAACATCCTTATCTGAGGACATCGTATAGATGATGTTGAAATGAAGGTACTTGATGGCAAACAATGACTTGATTGAGAAGGTAACACTCTTACCAACCTGAGCGCAGGCCGTGATTGCAAGATTGGGAGCGAAGTCTGTTAGTATGTCTAACAGAAAGGCTCTGTCCTTGTAGTCAAAAGGATCTCCTTTCTCATTAACGATTCCTCCTTCAACTATCCATTGGAGAATCGAGTAGTATTGTTTGGGCTGCTTGGGCATTGGTTATCTTTCTTTTATAGAGTTTATAATTTCTGTTGCCAATGCTTTGTATCCAGTAGACCAACACCAAGAGTGAATACAGTTGTCTTGCTTTGTGCAGTCTTGAGTACACTCCTCCCTGAGTTCAGCTACCATCTCCACTATCTCATCATCTCTTCTTTGTAGCTCTGAGTTTATGAACCTAATTATTTCACCAGGTGTGGCATATACATCGTGAGCCTTACAGTGAACACTATTTCTGTCTCCTTCCTTAAACTCTTTATCAAACCTATCTTTCATTGTTTCTTTACTCATGGTTATTTCCTTGAAGTATTCATCTCTCCATTTCTCTGCGGCTTCTTTCCATTCTAGGGTAGCTTTATCCCAATCTCCCTCGTTTGCATTTGCTATCAACCCCCATGCTGCTTCTAGTAGTTTTTTCATATTATTTGTGATTAGTTATTAGCTCTTTAAGTTCTTCTCTGCAACGTCTTAATGTTGCTTTTTCATCTGACTCTAATTGAAAGCTGGGTGCAACTAACATTCTTATACTTCTTTCTAAGTATTCTTGTCTTGTCTCTTTCTTACGTGTGATATTGTCTGTCATATTATTTGTGATTAGTTATTAGCTCTTTAAGTTCTTCTCCTTCTTGGCCACTATCGCTGTCTCTGTTCCTACTAGCGATGATGCAATGGCTGTTGCACTCTCAAGAGCCAGACGAGTTACCTTGAATGGATCGATGATGCCTGCTTCGAACATGTCGACCTTCTTCTTATTCTTGAAATCATAACCCTCCGTTGAGGTATTGAACTGAAGATTCTCTTTCAATCCAGCGTTCTTGGCCATCTGTCTGAATGGTACAGATAGAATGTTCTGGAACATTGGCTCCTTCACCTCACAATTAAGTAGTGCGATCCCTCCTCCTGCAATCACTCCCTCCTGAAGTGCTGCCTGTGTTGCATTGATGGCGTTCTGGAATTTGTACTGCTTTGCATTGAAGTCAGTGTCTGTATATGCTCCAACCCTTATGACTCCAATACCTCCAGTCAGTTGAGCCAGTCTGTCCTTTAGATTATCTTTGTCGAATGATGATGTGGTGCTTTCGATCATTGCTTCGATCTCTGCGATCCTCTTAGGAAGTACATCTCCCGCCACACCTCCAATGATGGTAGCTGAGTCCTTGGTCACTATCACCTTCTCTGCTCTACCACATACTTCGATACCACAATCCTCTAGCTTCATTCCTCTCTCTTCTGAGATGACAGATGCTCCGGTCAATGCTGCGATATCAAACAGGAAGTCCTTAGCCGGTGTTGCGTTGTATGGGTTACGAACACATGCACAGTTAAGCAATCCGTTGGCTGCGTTCTGAGCTAGTGATGCAAGTGCTACTGAGTCAACATCTGTGGCGATGAACATAACGTCATTGCCCTGTCCGATAGACTCAAGTAGTGGCTTGATTTGTTCATTCATGCTCACCTTCCTATCAACAAGAACGACGTAGACATCATTTAAAACTGTCTGCATCCTCTCTTGGTCGTTGATGAAGTATGGAGAGATCAACCCTGAGTCGAACTTAGCTCCCTTCACCACCTCCGATGAGTAACCGATCTTAGCTCCCTTCTCTACTGTGATAACTCCATTGACTCCGATCTCCTTGATGACCTCAGCAATTAACTTTGCTACTTCAGGATCAAGTGATGAGATGGTTGCGATGCGTTCCACATCATCCTCCTTCACTTCTCTTCTTCCTTTCTCTAGTTCCTTCATCAGTTCAGTAAGCCCGGACTGTAGTCGTTCCTTAACTTCTCTGATCATGGATGAGTCCTTCTCTACCAGCTTGAATGCTTCGGTAACTAGGGCTTGAGTGATGACTGTTGTTGTTGCCGTTCCATCACCTCCCTCTTCACTGGTCCGGTTGGCTGCCTTCTTCAGTCTCTTCAGTCCCATCTCCATGTATGGATCTTCATACTCAAGACTGTTAAGGATTGTCTTACCATCATCGGCATCAAGTGGATCAAGACCTGGATACTCAATCATTGCCGTCATTCCTACTGCTCCTAGAGTTGGTGCTACTTCGAGAGTTGCTTCATCAATCCCTTTCTTTACCTTAGCTCTTCCTTCTGCCCCTCTTGTTGATTCTTTTGCCATTATTCTATTGCGATTATATCTTCCAATCTAACTGCCTTCATGTCTTCAATATCGTGTGTGTGTGGTGAGTACTTGGCGAAGTGGACGATTGATCCTATTTGTATTTCTCCTTGAAGTCCTCCTCCTAGTTGCTCGACTCTTCCTTTGTAAACAAAACTGTCTTGAACCTCTACCTCTTCGAACTCTCCCTCTTTCTTCTCCTTCTCCACTTTGGATAGGAGGACTCTGTTGCCTAGTATTTTTAACATAATTTATTGTTTATCGTATTTTTTATGACACTTCCTGCATAGCCGTAACCAGTCAGAAAGTTCTCTCTTATAATGATGTGACTTGTTTGCCCAGTCGTAACACTTTTCTGTTGTTGACTTACAATGGTCACAACGAGATGGCTTACCAAGCTTTTGTTTAACCCACTCATGAAGTCCTGAATACCCAACATCATCTCCTTTCCATGAGGGGTTTGCTTCTTTCCTCATCCCCTCATGTCCTTTAATGTATGGACTGTTCAGTCTACTATTGGGATGTTTACCTCTAGTAATGTAGCTCTTCCCTTCAGCCTTCTTTCTTGCTTCAACAGCATCTGACTTATTTATGTAATAACCTAGACTTATCTCTTTGCCATCTACATGTATTCGAGCCCTCCATTGCTTTGTTCGTTTGTAATAATGTACTCCTCTATGTGTTTTTTCTTCCATATAGCATATTATACCCTGTTTCAAAGCTTTGCAAAAGGTCATTGTGATGCTTTCCTCTGTCCTGTGCAACACTCTTGGAGTTCATCCAGTAGGCATCGCTGTTCTTATCTGTGATGTGCCTGATGACCCAATTGCCACAATCGTGCTTACTCTTATAGTAAGCGACATACTGAGATGAGTTGCTCCAGTCTTGCTCTACGTGCTTGTGTGCAAAGTTAGCGAAGTCCTCATCACATCTGTCACAGAAGAATTCAATGATGCCAAAAGCTTCTCTCTTTCTGATCTCATCGTTGCATTCCGCATTCATCTTGTCTTTGTCTTGATGAGCGATCCTATCCTTTGATCTCTTCTCTTGAGTGTCAATCAACATTTGGATATGTGGATGGTTTTCTATTTCTGGTTTAGGTTCGTGTCTCCTCATTGGGTCTTTGGGTTACTTTAATCAATTACTCCTATTAGTGTTGCACAATCGCAAACATAACATCTTATTCCTCTAAGGTGGTCGGCGGTCGTGGTCCCCTTAGCAATTGTTAAGGCTGAGCCATCTCCACAATTACTACATTTTGTTTCTGTGTCGTACGTCTCTTTGCTCATAAGTTTCTTAGCCTTTTATACCAACCAGACATCCCGTTGTCCTTTCTCTCTTGTTCCACGTGCTCTTCTTGTGATCCTTCGTCGAAGAATACGGCGTTAGGTTTCTGCTTCTTGGTCTTCTTAATGTCTTCAGTATTGTCTCCGGAATGCCAAATCCTTTTAATCCTTTTGATCATCTGGTCCATTGATTAGTATTCTTTTAATGTCTGCATTGATGTCGCGAACTCTGCCTTGCACTTCTGGAGAGAACATTATGTTGTAAGTGTTTTTCACAGTCTTCACTTTGTCTTCGGTGATTCCGTGAATGGCAGTTGCGTGTCTTAGCCCTTTGTCAATTGATTGGTGGTCGTCTTCTTCTCCAATCTCTTCAATCTCTCCAGTTGACGTATTATTCCTGAATGTCTTCTTCTTTGCGTCAAGTAATACATTGATCTTAGAAGCAATCTTATTGGTAGTTATTCCTTCCTTAATCAGAGCTTCTCTTAGCCCAATCTCTTTTGCTGCTTCTATAAAGCCTTCGCTCTCCAATACTCGCTGTGGCGAATTCTGTAAACCTATGCCATAGCCAACCCTCTTCAGCACCTCTCCAGTACTTACCGGCTTCTCCGAAACAACGTTAAGTAAGATGGCGTTTGCTGCCTTAGTCTGTCTTATTGTCGCCCTCTTCCTGTTCTGTCTCTTCTTTGGATTTTTTGTCATTCTTGGGTTCTTCTTTTACTAACTCTCTCTTCATTAAGTTGATTGATGAGGTTACTCCCATCTCTGCTCCGTGCTTCTCTAGTACTACCTGAAGGTCGTCGGTTAGTGCTTGGAGTTCTTCTTTTGTCAGCTCTCTGACTTGTGTCTTTGGTTCTGCTTCATTCATAAACTTTGTTGTGTGTTAATTATGAGAATATCTAAGTTGTATTCATCATGAGCCACTTGGGGAGTCGAACCCGACAATTGCTAACGCCTTGTGTTGATCTTAGAGAGATTGAAAGGAGTGTTGTGCGTTGCAAGAGGACCGTCAGTGGCTTGTCCTATACATACATTATACATGTTGTGTTGGTATTAAACTACTTCTTTACTATAAGTAATAGGCCCTTTATATCCCTCATCACAAGGGATTCATGTTACTTTTTATTTAACCAGAAATTGTTTATTTGGTTGGCCCTCATCACAGTCCAATTACTCTAAACATGTCTTAATGAAAATCAGTTGAGGTCGTTCGTTGTCAGGGCTGGACAGAGCGAACACTTTAATGTTTTTAAGTCAAACGACTTGCAACTGACTTCCATCTTTACAGTCATAGTTTTTGAGGAGAATGTACTGATAGCTCCTAGTTCTGGAATTGTAACACAAAAACCCTCACTCGTTAAAGTGAAGGTTTAAGTGTGGTGTTCACTCCACAGAAAGATACTTCTTTTGAAATATCCTTTTGTGGAGTTAGAATGAACATTGGCTATATTATATATCATCATCACTAAATAAGGCAACACTCTCTATATGAATGTTTTGCACACATTATACACAAGTTATGCACTTGTTTGCTACTAGTCAAGTATGTATAATGGTCTCAGAACAGTACAAAGATTATGAAAACAAATATGCAAATAAAAGTAAACGAGATGTTTGGTCCTACCATTCAGGGTGAGGGCAAAACTGCAGGCAAAGAAGTGTTGTTTCTCCGACTTGTCGGATGCAACCTTCAATGCATTTGGTGTGACACTCCTCATACTTGGAACTGGGAAGGAACGAGCTTTGCTCATCCTGAGAAGTTCAATCGAGAGAGTGAAACAATTGCGATGAGTCCTGAAGACATTCTTGAGGAACTCAGAAAGCTTGGCGATCTGAAGTCGCTTGTCATCTCTGGTGGCGAGCCTCTTATTCAACAGAAAGCACTTGTCCCACTTCTTACTCTTCTTCGTGAAGATGATTGGTGGATCGAGATTGAGACAAATGGAACCATTACTCCTACTGACGAAATCGTTGCTTTGACTGATCAGTTCAACTGCTCACCAAAGTTAAGGAATTCTGAAAACTCTAGATCTTCACGGATTGTGAGAGGGGCAATGGAGAAGTTTGCGAAAATGGATAACACTTACTTCAAGTTTGTGATATCTGGTGTCGATGACATTCCTGAGATCAGAGAGTACATCAAGAATTTCAAACTCAACAAGTATCGAGTCTTTCTAATGCCACTTGGCAAAACGAGAGAAGAGCTCGGCATGACCAGCCTGCGTACCGCAAGCCTTGCAGAAGAACTCGGACTCATGTATTCGGACCGTCTACACATTGACATGTTCGGAGGTAAGAGAGGAGTTTAGTTTAGAGGGCGACTGTCGCCGGTCGTCCTCTTTTTCGTTATAAACTAACAAAAAAATAACACAATGTTAATCACAAAGCACATCGAGATTGATCTAGCACATAGGGTGCCAAATCATAAGTCTAAGTGTTCAAATTTACACGGACATCGATATAAGATAGAGGTAGGAGTAGACGATAAAATCATTACAGACAAAGGATCAAGTGACGAGGGAATGGTAATTGACTTTGGAGATCTAAAAGAAATAATGATGCAAGAGATAGACGGCAGACTAGATCACAATGCAATCTTTTGGGAAGAAGACGTTAATAGACCTGCATATGAATTAGTTGAGAAGAATCAATCAAAACTATTCATCTATGCTCCATTCATTCCAACTGCAGAGAATATCGCAAAGTATATTTACGACTTAATCGAGCCAAAGCTTGAGGAGAGGAACATTAAAATTAAACATGTACGAATTTGGGAGACTCCAACAAGTACCGCTACTTATGAAAAAGACTAAGCAAATCTCTTGGGCAGAAATAATGAGATGTGTGAAGGAGATGGTTCCAAATCTTAAGAAGTTGGACTTCGAAAACATCTACGCAATACCAAGAGGAGGACTTGTCGCTGGCGTAATGCTTTCTCATAGATTAGACATACCTCTAATAATAGACAAAAGTCTAATAGGAGGAAAGACTCTACTTGTTGACGACATTGTTGATAGTGGAAAAGAAATGAAAAAGTGGAGAGCTAGATATCCTTACTTGGCATTTGTTTCTCTTTATGAGAGATATAATTCAGAAATAAAGCCAGACTTATCGGGACTAGAGATTCTGCATGATTATTATTTAATATTCCCATGGGAAAGCTAATATGAAAAAAATAAATTCAAACACACCACGAACAGAAGAGGAGAAGGAAAAGATGATTGCGAGAGCAGCAGTTCACTTTGGAGGCTTTTTGAAAGAGCTCGGACTTGAGTGGGACAAGGATCCTCACAGTCAAAATACTCCAACAAGAGTAGCAAAGTCGTGGGTGAGAGATTTGATCTCAGGATCAATGGACGAGGAGCCAGTTGTGACAGCCTTTCCAAATGACGAGGGCTACACGGGACTGATCTGTCAAACAAGAATACCAGTGACAAGTCTTTGTGCTCATCACTGCCTTCCCTTTACCGGAGTTGCACACGTTGCATACATCCCAGGAAAAGAAAAGACTGACAAAGTGATTGGTCTTAGTAAGTTAAATAGAATTGTTGGCTTCTATGCCAAGAGATTAAACATTCAAGAGTCTCTTACTAAGCAGGTTCACGATCACATTGGTCGCTTGTGTGAAGGAAATAGAGGAGTGGCTGTAGTTATCGAAGCTCAGCATTCTTGTGTCTCTTGTAGAGGAGTGAGGCACGACAGCGCAATGAAGACATCAGAACTTTCTGGATACTTCTGGACTAATGAGGTCGGTACTAGACAGGAGTTCTTCAATCTAATTGATCAAAGTAGGTATTAGTGTGCACAACTATTAGTCTGGCATGTATTTATAATGTATACTGGGTTAGTAGAGATTATATAAACTAACAAATAGAGAGATGAGATACATTAAAGTTAAAAATGAATTTGAAGGATTTCACAGGTGGAAAGACGCACCTGATGAGGTCAACTTTCTAAGGAATCTGCATAGGCACCTATTTAAGGTAACTACCAAGATTTCAGTTGATCACAACGAGAGAGCTTTGGAATTCTTTATAGTTCAAAGACACATCGATGAAATTATAGAAGAGTTAATAGGCCGAAAGAGGACCGAATACTCTTGTGAGGATATGGCAGAATACATCCTAGATTACCTTGAGGCCGACTATGGCAAAAGTCATATTGAGGTAGAGGTGTCAGAGGACGGAGAGAATGCTGGCGTTATCAACAACTACGAGAGATTTAATGAATAAAAAAAGATTTACGAAGCGGGATCCGCAGAATCCAACTGATAGAATTGCATACATAGTTTATATGTGGAGAATTCTAAACTCAGAAATTGCTGCAGAGATAAGTGAGGAGACAATGATAAAAGGAACCTCAATCAGAAAGCTATCTGAGTTTGGAGGACCTGGATATCTAAGAATTAAGAAGTGGGCAGAGGGAAAAGTTGAAGAGCTTTTCAAGAAGCACAATGCGTTGATGGACAAAGACGAAGCAGAGAAGACAGAGTATGCAGAAGGAGTTACGAGAGATAAGCAGGATCACAAATTGAATTATGCATCCTACTTTTATCCCGACTTCTTGATTGCCTACGGAAAGCACATGAAGAAGGGTGAGATAAGACACGGTGCCGCAAACTTCAAGGGGGGAATGCCACCAAAGGAGGTGCTTGAGTCGCTTCTAAGGCACACAATTACGCTTTGGATGGAGCTTGAGTACGGACCGGTAAGTAAAGAGTATCTAGATCATCTTGCAAGCGAAAAGATTGATCCTAAGGAGGAGCACGAGATGGGATTGGTTTTTAACGCACAACAGATTTGGAAGTGGAAGGGAGGAAATTATGAGAATAAATTAAAACAAAAATGAAGCTAGCATTCATCGTTCCAACAGCATATGTGGCAAAGTTCGGAGGGTCGTCAGACTTTACCCTAGCACTTTCACATCTGATGGATAAGAGGGAGGAAAATGATTATGAAAAAGCAATCACGGAACTCGGAAAACCAATCGTTATGGACAATGGTCTATTTGAAAATGGTGTTCCAGAATCAATTGAGGACGTACTCGTAAAAGCTGTTAGAGTAGGAGCGACACACTTCTTTGCACCAGACGTTCTTTACGACACAGAAGCAACTTATCTTGAAGTAGATAGGGCAATTAGAAGGTCTAAGGATCTAAAGATTAAAATGGGAGCAGTAGTACAAGCCGACAACGTAAAGGACTACATTCAGCAATTACTAGTCTTCAATGCAAACAAACACATTGATCTTATTGGGATCTCAATACTTGCAGTTCCAAAATCATACGAGGAGCAATCAGGCAAATTTGATGTCACGGAAAGTCGATTGGCTCTACTTAAGGAAATGATCAAGCTTTCAGAGAGGGGAGTTGTGTGGAAGGATTGTCATCTGCTTGGGTTGGGAGACTCATACGCAGACGTAATTTACGCAAGAGATAACTGTCCTTGGGTGGTATCAAATGATACATCGTGTTGTTTCCAGTCAGGACTCTTTGGACAAGAGCTTGAGGGAGAACTCTTGGAGGTGCCAGGAGGCAAGATCCAGACAAAGGTAGACTTTGACCAAGAGAATATCGATGTGGCATCAGAGTATAGAATTATAAACAACTTTAACAAAGTCATAACTACAATTAAAGATGATAATTAACCCAAAACAAATAGAGGCAGAAAAGATTGTTGAGAACATAAACGAAGGAAAGTTTGAGATTCAACAGAACGGAATTGATCTAACACTTGAGAGTGCATCACTCATAAACGGAGGAGCTCTGGGTGTTGATGATAAGAAGATGAAGCTCAATACGGAACTTGAGATGGATAGAGCGGATTACTTCGCATTTCACCCAGGACACTCATACGCAATTGAATTTCAGCAAAAGGTGGCTATTCCAGAGAACATGTGTGCGCAGATTGTTCACAGAAGCACTCTAAATAGAATGGGAGCCTTTATCATCTCAGGTCTTTACGACAGCGGCTTTAAGAATCAAATTGGAGCAGTACTAAGAACAACAGCGCCAGTTGAGATCCAGAAAGGAGCAAGGGTTGCGCAGATCTTCTTCCACGAAGCAGACTCAGCATCAATGTACGATGGACAGTATCAGAAAGGTAAATAATGAAGGAGCTGGAAGGAGTACCGAAAGAGATATTACAAATCAGGTTTAATCGTACAACGGTTAAGAAATTCATGGAGGAGAAGCTGAGAATTGCCTACGAAAGAGGACTCAGACATCAAAGAGAGAGGGTAAAAGGCAGGGAAGTCATCGGCTTTGATGAGTTCTATGCACTTTATCCCAGAAAGCTAGGCAGAAAGTTGGCAGAGAAGCATTGGAATAAGATTGATCCCTCCAAGGAGCTTACTGAGAAAATAATGAAGGCATTGGAAAAGAGAATAAAAGGAGAGTGGAGTACGACAGAAAAACAATTCATTCCACATCCAGGGACCTATCTCAATCAAGAGAGATGGGAAGACGAGATTGACGAGAAGACAGAAAAGACTAAATTAACTTGGTAATATGGAAACAAGAGATCTATTCAACAAAGCAAAAATAAATGAGATGGGAGTGATAGGAGCATGTATTCTTGAGTCATCAAAGGCTTTAAGAGCCTCATCTGATCTTCGGACCGAATGGTTTCTCAATGGCGAAACGCGAAAGATGTTTGGGCTCATTAAGAAGTCTGGTACGGAGCAGGAGATTTTAAGAAATCTTGTTGTGAAAGCCAAGTTGGGACACTTCTCTGCTTTGTGTATGGAGAAGGCTTATGTGATCAGTCACGAATTTGACAGAGGTCTCTCTACGATGAAGGAGCACTTTGCCTCATTACAGTTGGCTGAGTTGATAGATAAGATTGACATATCAGAACCAAAACAAACATCAGAGACTCTTATGGCAGGATTGCAGAATATCTTATCTTCCTCAGAGGACGAACAAAGTGATTCGGAAGCATTACTGAAGTTGTACGGAGAGGCTCAGGCAGAGCAAGCACGAAAGATTGAGAATGGAGAAACTCTCATTGGACATTCATCTGGCTTTGATAAGCTGGATGACATAATTGATGGAATACGAAAGGAACACTTCTGGGTAGTTGGAGGCTACTCATCAATGGGAAAAACATTCTTTGCTTTGAACTTGGTAGTCTCTCTCCTAAAGCAGGATGTGAAGACTGCGATCTTCTCTCTCGAGATGAGCAAGCAAGACATTGTTGGTAGATTGTTGGGAATTATTACAGAAATCTCTTCCATTAAGCTATTAAAAGGATCCTTGGCGCCAGATGAAAGTAAAAAGTTAACTGAGGCAAAGGAGCTCTTAAAAGATAAGATCTTCTGCTACTCAGAGAAGTCTTCTTTGGATGAGATCATGTCTTCGATGTTGTTCTTGAAACTAAAAGAAGACATTGGAGTCTTTGTTCTTGATTATGCCCAATTGGTTCAAGATGGAAAGTCTAGTGAGTACGAAACTCTAAGAAAGACATCGTCTCAACTTCAGGCCTTTTGTAGGAAGAATGGAGTGAGCGTCATAATGCTTTCGCAGGTATCAAATGATGCGGCGAGAGGTGGTAATAGTTTTGTTATGGGATTCAAGGGCTCTGGAGCAATAGCAGCTTCTGCCGATCTTGCAATTGAGCTTATCCCAAATGAAACAAAAGAGGAGAGAGATGAGAAAATTGTTAATAGGGAGCCATTTAATGTTCTTTGTTCAATTAAAAAGAATAGACACGGACCCATCAGAGACATAGAGCTTAAATTCAAGACATATTGCGGGTTATTCTACGAAGATAACGAGTTTGAGGAGATTTGATAAGGTGTGCATAACTCCCATTTAGATGCTTGACTAGTATCAAAACAGGATGTAAGATATGGGTATTGATCAAATAACAACAAACAAAAATATGAGCAATTTAATTGAACTAAGAGAAGCACAAGAAGATGCAAAAGTAAAAGAGATGGAATTTATGATGAAAGAAGAAGAATCAGTAGATGCAAGAAAAGATGAATACCAAGAAGATGATGACAGAAACCACGATGATGAGGTCGAAGCAGATGCAATACCAGATATGGAAATAAACCACTACGAGTAATATGACAAAAACAACAATAGAGCTGTTAGAAGAACATGTAGAAATTATGAGGAGTATTGAAAAGAACCTAGACAACATAATTGTCAGCCTAAAGATGGAAGAAGAACCAGAGACAGGGGAACATGATTGTGATGATGGAACAAACGGAGTAGGTAATATAGATGGTACAGATGGTCACTGTACTGTATGCGGAAAAACCAACTTAATCTAAATATATGAAAATAAAACAATCAGAAATAAAAAAGAGATTAGTGGAGCTAAGACAAGCAAGATATATCAGAACAGCATTTTGGGTTTCAGCGGTATTCTTCGGGCTGGGCATTCTCCTAATGATGCACGCCCTACTGATAGCTCATAATGCGATGGGGTTAGTAATATGTGCCGAAACTCTAAGCCGGTCCGAAATCATAGATGAAGTTAAAGAGGAGAAGTACTAAAAACATTACTAATCGGAGCAATAATGGCAATCATCTTATGGTTGGCCGTAATCACAATACTAAGTATATGATCTCAACATCAATAAAGAAGCAAAAGATAATGCCAGACACTGGAGAAAGATATGAGTGGATCAGTTTGGGTGACGCAGAAGTAAAGAGCGACATCTGGCATGGCAAAGTGAATGACTTTAAGAGACTTCAGGCAGGAAACATATTCAGAACTTCAGGAGAGGCAGACATAAGATTAAACGAAATACTTAACTACATGCAACATGAGCGAATTCAAATTTAACAAAAAGAACCACGCCTACACACTAGATGGCAAAAGATTAACTGGTGTAACAACAATTATTGGAATCATTGACAAGTCTGGTCCTCTTATGTATTGGGCAGTTGGACAGGCTATTGATTACGTGAGAGAGAACATGACGCAGCCAATTGACTCATATTCGGAAATAGAGGGAGGAGGAATGGTAACTCCCGAGACTTTGGACGGAGCAAAGACTGCTTGGAGAACCACACGAGACAAAGCTGGTAATATCGGAACGGCAGTCCATGACTATGTAGAAACCTACACAAAGACAGGAGTAATCCCTGAGATTAAAGACGAGGATCAGAAGAAAATGTTTGACAAATTTGTTGAATGGGCAGACGAGGAGGGTATTAAATTCCTGGCTTCTGAGCAAAAAGTATACTCAGCAGAGCACTTCTATGCAGGGACATTTGACTTTGTATTTGAGAAGGACGGCAAGAAGTACATAGGCGATTTGAAGACGGCTAAGGACATTTATAACACGAATTACGTACAGATGGCTGGATATCACATATGTCTGAAAGAAATGGGTAAGATCGAAGATTTGCACGGCTACTGCGTTGTTAATATACCAAAGGAGTTCAAGAAAAATGGTGATGCAAAACTTAAAGTTAAGTACGTTTATAACACGGGAGAGTTAAGGGAAGCATTCTTGGCAGCACTTACTCTTTATCGGTTTGTAAATAATAATAAATAGTCTGACCCGCAAGTCAATAAACTACGTTAAAAATAACAATAATAAAATGATAATTAAGAAATCAGCTAAAGTAGGAAACTTTGCAATTAAGAAACAGGACTACAACGACGGAGACGTATTCACAATTCTTGATGGCGGAAAAGAAGTTGAAGGAAAATTTGGACCTCAGAATGTATTCAAGGTTAAATTGAAGAAAGGAGAGTTTGCAATGCCATTCAACGCAACTTCATGCGAAAACCTTTCAGTAGATTACGGAGAAGATACCGAAGATTGGGCTGGCAAAGATGCGAAAGTTAACTTTGTCAAAATGCTTGTTGCGGGATCAATGCAGACAGTCAACTTACTAACACATCCAGACAAAACACTGGAGAACTACGAAGAGGGAGAGGTAGTTGAAGAGATAAATGTCTAAACGGATTAGTATAGCAAAGGTTAATGAGGATCTATCACTAGATCATCAAAACAGAGCTGTTGTTCATGACTTCTTGTATAAGAATAGAGGAAAAACAATACGAGTCGTTCTTGAGGAACACAAAGGAGAAATAAGTAATGAAAAGAGAGGGTACTTCGAAGGAGCACTTCTGAAGTCCTTTCATCATTTTCAGAATAAAGAAAGAGTTGAGATTGGATATCCCCCATACGCTGTAAGTGAGATGAGAGAGATCTTAAAAAGAGAGTTTAACGGAACAATGATTGTTAATTCTAAGGGTCAGTCTGAGAAGTTGGGAAGAAGTACAAACAGCATGTCTAATGCAAGATTTGGTAAGTTTATAGATAAGATTGTTTGTTATATGGAAGAGAACGGCATCCCAGTACCAGATCCGCAGGAGTACAAAACTTGGAGAGACTCAGCACCAGATGTTGGTGCGAGGTATTTTCAAGATGTTTGGCTTCCGCTTAATGATCCTGACTACATAAAAATATGAAGCTTCGCAATCCTTTCTCCACAAGAGTAAGAGATTTGTGGTTCATGTGTTGGGAGTGCGTTGTTTGTTCTGGTAACGGAACAGACTGCGGAGGATTGGAATTACATCACATAGCAGGAAGAGTGTCAGGATCTGCATTAAATGCTGCCACTGTGTGCAAAGGATGTCACATAGGTATGGGGCACAGCGAGAGCGAAGAGAAGATGCTCTTTAGAGAGGTTTTGAGCTATTACTACAACGGAGAGATTGAATTGACAAAAGAAGATGTGTTGTTTGTAGACGAGTACTCAAGATTGAAAGACGTAACGAATGAGTGTAATGAGTTTACACAAATGATAACACTGAATAATCAAAGTGAAAAAAATAATTAAATTAGATAAAGATGATAGGTTTGAGGCCTACAAGGTCTTGAAAAAAGGAGGAACTCTAACAATCTCGGGAGTTGGAAGGGTGAAAGTTAACACAAAGAAGGGTGTCAAGATCTACAATCCACATCACGACAGACATGAGGTGAGAGATAAGACATACGTGAGCTTTAAGCCTTCCGTTACTCTTAAGAATGCGGTTAAAAAATAGTATGGGAAAACTAAAAAACCCAATCTATAGAGAAAATGAGATCGCAAGGAGAAGTGGCCAAGTAATACATTGCAAATTTAGATGCACCTTGTGTAATAGGGAAATAAAAGAAGGTAATAGGTATTACAACAAAAGGGCATACGAAGCACACGTGAGGTGTGTTAAGAAACAAGATAAAATAGAAAACAAACATGAATAAACTACAACAACTACAAGCACAGCAAGATTTAGAAGTAAAAGAGATTAAAAGCATTATAAGAGACTTCCCAAATGGTATGCGTGTCGGCTTACTGTTATGGAACGAATGGCATGAGATGGTAGCAGATTATAAAAGAGAGAATAACATTAAATAGATATGAACAATATATATGAAGAAAAAGAAGTGGAAGAGTTGTCTGAGAAAGTTTTACTTTCTATTAGAGACAAAGTAAAAGAGCAAATAGGAGACAGCGTATATAATGAACTTTCAGGCTATCTTTACGAACATTACCAAAACAACAAAGGGAAAATAGAAACAGAACTTATAAAATCAATTACTGAGGAGTATGTAAAAGACCCAAAACAGTATAAGTTTGCAGAACTGCGTGAAAAAATGTTTAAAGAAAACAAAGAATCATTAACAAAAAGTTTAACTGACGAAGCAATACAAAAATCAGTAGAGAATGTTATTCAGAAATATACTCACGGGGATTATTCTTTTGAGTGGCAGTGGAAAGAAGGGATAGCAAGATTTATTTTAGAAAATTGGGATAATTTCAAGGAAGATAAAAGAATAAATGAAGCATTTGGAAGAAAGTTAAAAAAACAACAATCAGAAATAGAATGGTTAGAAAAGAAACTAGATGAAGTTTCTAATGTTTTAAGATAATAAACTAACTAAATAGATATGAAACAATTACTAAAGAACAGAGAGGGTAGCAGATTATAAAAGAGAGAATAACATTAAACAATATGAACAAAAACAACACAGGAATAGACAATAGTGGTTACAGGAATAGTGGTAACAGGAATAATGGTTACTGGAATAGTGGTCACAGGAATAGTGGTAACTTCAATAGTGGTGACAGGAATAGTGGTAACTGGAATAGTGGTGACAGTAATAGTGGTTACAGGAATAGTGGTTACAGGAATAGTGGTCACAGGAATAGTGGTGACTGGAATAGTGGTAACTGGAATACTGGTAACAGTAATAATGGTCACAGGAATAGTGGTAACTTCAATAGTGGTGACAGGAATAGTGGTAACTGGAATAGTGGTAACTTCAATAGTGGTCACTGGAATAGTGGTTACTTCAATACAGGTTCACCAGATAAAATCCAAATATTTAATCAATGGGTAGACATGACACATGAAGAATTTGAAAATAAATATAATATCTATGCCGATATTCCACTAAACAGATGGATATGTGAAATAAACATGTCTAAAGATGAAATAAAAGAGTTCCCAGAAGCAAAGCAAATGGGAGGTTATTTAAAAACACTGGAGTTTAAGGAGGCATGTCAAATATGGTGGAATGAAAATCCAGAACGACATAAAGACTTCTTAGAATTACCAAACTTCTCATCTACTATCTTCAAAGAAATTACAGGAATAGATACAGAAGCAAAAGACGACAAAATGGAAGAAGCAATGGAGTTGTTAAAGAGGGAGGGGTATAAAGTGATAAAGGAGTAATATGAATAAACTACAACAACTAGAAGCAGAGATACAAGAGGCAGTACCAGAGAAAGTGATGGGGACTACTAGGAAAGAATTGACAGAAGCATTTCTTGGTAATTCAAAGGCAATAATAATTGGAAAATTAGGAATCACAGATGGAACGAATAAACCAAAAAGAGAGCTAGTTGAGAGAATGGTTAAAATTTCGTTAGATAGAATAGGAAGACCAATAACACTTGATGATGTGTTGAGGGCTATAGAGAATAGTGAAAACTCAAGGCGGTTTATGTTGGACACAGACGGTAAAATTATGTACTACTCTGGCGGTGAACCGAGATTCTTTTTTGAGGCTAGATGGAAACTAGGCTCTCCTCTCCAAGACCAACCAGAAGAAACAATAGACTTCTTACACAGCTTAATCGTTAAAGAATAGATATGACCAAAAAAGACTGGAAGACATGGAGCAAGGTAAA